CAAGTGCAGATACTTTACAAGGTGGTTGTTGGATTGTAGACAAAGATAATGTAGATAGCCATGTAGCTACCAATGCAGGTGCTACGGTAGGTTGGTCTACTCCTGCTGCTGCTGATCACCAATTCGTTGCAAGTGGAGACACTCTAGGACGTTTTATAGGTAGTCGCTTGACTTATTTAGCTGCAAGCGATTCCAAGTGGCTCGTCGATGGTGTTGTATTTGGTGATGGTACTTTAGCACTTCCGTTTACCTAAAATATAATTTAATTATTCAGTACTTGCTGTAACAGGAGTACTGTATAGATCTACAGGAGATTACTATGAATGATTTATCAAAAATGTTCATTGGTTTTGATCGTATGTTCGATCAAATGTTTACAAATATGAATAAAACATCCTACCCACCTTATAATGTAATAAAGGTAGGAGATAATACATACACATTATCTATGGCTGTTGCAGGATTTTCTACAGAAGACTTGACTATATCTGTAAAAAAGAATACACTAACTGTTGCAGCTAATAAACAAGAAAAAGATGATTGTGATTATACTTGGCGGGGAATTGCTAACAGAAGTTTTAGAAGAGGTTTTTGTTTAGCTCCTAATATGGAAATTAAAAACGCTAAATTAAAAGATGGGTTGCTGGAGATAGACTTGGAAAAAGTTATTCCAGAAGAAGATAAAGAAAAAATAATTACAATTTCAAAGGAGTAGAAAATGAAAATACTTTCTGCTATTCTATTGTCCGCAATAATTGCAATAGCTTCAACTACAGCATTTGCCAATCCTAAAAAAAGTGGATTTGTTCCTGAACAAGAGCATATTGAAATGCTGTATCCTACAGTCTTGGTGCGTGTAGGCACTGGTTCTGGTTCTGGAACTGTTATTTATTCTGCACAAAATGAAGAATCTGAGTATGAAAGCTATGTTTTAACCAATTGGCATGTGATTCAAAATTACGTTAAATTAACTAAAGTTTGGAATTCTGATAAAAAAGAGCATATAGAAACGGAAAACAGGCGTCCTGTAAATATTGATCTGTGGGAGTACAATAACTATTCTACTTCAGTAGGTACTATCGGTAGAGTTGCTAATATTGTAGCTTACGATAAAAGTAGAGATTTAGCTTTATTGCAAGTAGCAGATACAGAACGTGAAATGCCATACGTAGCTACTCTGTATCCAGAAGATCAAGATGATGGTCCTTGGATTTTTCAAACAGTATATGCTGTTGGAGCAGGGTTAGGTAAGCCCCCTTTTCCTACTATGGGCCTTCTATCAGGATACGGGAGGGACCAAAACGGGAACGCATTATATTTGTCCAGTTCTCCTATAATATTTGGTAATTCAGGTGGCTCATTATTCGTTTACTCACCTAGAAATTCTTATGAAATGGTTGGAGTACCCAGCATGGTATCCGCTTATGGCTGGGGATCGGTTGTGTCGCATATGGCGTGGAGTAGACCTATCTCTGAAATTAGAATCTTTTTAAGAGCTAACAAATTTGGTTTTATCTTAGGTGATAAACCAGAACAAGAAGAAATCGAGGATAATGACCAGTGATCTACAAAGACCTGTAAGGTTAGTAAATGCAGCGGTTAATTTAACTGCAACAACTCTAACTACTATTTATACAGTACCTGCTAAAACTGTAGCTATAGTTCGTGAAATATTCATAGCAAATTATGATTCTAGTGATAGAAATTTAAACTTGCAGTGGACAGATACTTCTGCTAGTGCAACTTACAGCCTGATACACGACAAACAAATAGCTACTGATACTTATTTAAGACTTGATAATTTAAATATATATTTAGATGCAACAGATGTTTTAAAAGCTCAAGCTGCTACTGCTGACGCTTTTAACGTATCTGTATTTATCGAAGAATTATATACACCTATTCTGTAAGGAATAATAATGAATTACCTGACTTTATTTAATAATGTAATGAGAGAACTAAACGAACCTACTATTACAAGTAGTGTAAGTAGTCAAACAGCTTCTTTTCATGTATTTATTGCAGATACAATAAATAAGGCTATTCGTGATATAGATCTACATCAATTAGAATGGCCCTGGAATTATACATCTGCTGAGTACGCTCTTATACAAGGTAAAGAAACTTATAAGCACCCGGTTAAACTTACTATAAGTGGCGGTTCTGGCACTTTTAGAAAGCATGAACGTATAACAGGGGGTACTTCCTCTGCTGTAGGCGTAGTACAAGTTTCTGAAACTAGTTTTATAGTTATAGAACCTATATCTGGTACTTTTGAAGCAGAGACTATCACAGGAGTTCTTTCAGGTGCTACAAGGACAGTAGGAACTGTTGTAAATTCTAGGCATGTAGAATATGATAATATTATTTTAGAACCTAGAAATGTCTTAGAGGGTGGTGAGTTTGCAGTTACTACAGATTATAGTAGTTATTGGACTTCACGCTCTAGCAATCCGGCAGGTACAACTACTTCCGGCACTCCTGCTTTTAGTAACGAACATAACGGATCTGTAGTTCTAAATGATGGTACTATCGATACGCAATTATATGACACAGATGGTAAAACTGATCTATCTGAAGGAGAAACCTACAGAGTGAATGTTCGTTTTGTATCGGGTGATACTAGTGCTACTACAACTACGTTAAGAGTATTTGCAGGATCTTCTGCAGATAAAGATGCTGATCTATCAACATCTTTTACTACTACTAACTTGGGGTGGGGTAAAACTTATACAACTACTTTTACTCCCTCTACACAAACTCCTTTTGTCACTGTTTCAAATGAAGCTAGTGAAAATGTGCATGTAGATTTTATAACTGTATCTCTAGATCAAGAAGCTAAAAAGCTAAAGTTTTTAACCTGGGAAGAGTATAACTCTAGATATAGTGCCTATGATAGTAAACGTGATCCTAATAGATATGATACACCCTCTGTTGTAACTAAAAATTTAAATAGCGAACTGGTAATCTCTCCAGTGCCTAAGACTGGTGGCTACAATCTAAAATTTGATTTTTGGGATGAGCCTACAGAATTATCTTCAGATACGAGCACTCCAGATTTGCCCGCCAGATATCACGACGTAATAACTTCTAGAGTTAGATATTATGCACATACTTTAAGATCAGACTATCAAGCTGCTGCTCTGTGCTTACAAGAATACGAAGAAGGTATTAAAAGATTACGAACAGAGAATATAAATACTAACAATTATATAAGGGCTGTATAAATGCCACAAACTTCCCAACAACAACCTTTTCCAGTAGCTTGTGAAGGTGGTTTGATTAAAGATACAAGTGTCTTGGCTATGCCCCCTGGCTCTTGTAAAAAGTTAGAAAATTTTGAACCTGCTATAACCGGTGGGTATCGTAGAATAAATGGATTTAGCAAATACGACTCTAATGAATTATCAGGTTCTGGGGCTGTTCTTGGAATACAAATCTTAGGTTCTTCTGTTATTGGTGCTAGAGGAGCGCATTTAGAAAAAAGCACAGGCTCTGGTTGGACAAGTATAGTAACAAATAGAACAGATGCTGATAGATATGATTTTACTAAATACAGATGGGCTAATACAGAAAAAATAGCAGGTGCTGATGGTGATAACCAAGCTTTTATTTATGATGGTAGTACTTATACACTACTAAGCGGTACTGGAGCACCTGCAGATCCACATACTGTAGAAGAATTTAGAAATCATCTATTTTTTACAGGAGCTAACTCGGGCAATACTAGCCAGATAGATTTTTGTGCTCCTTTTTCTGAGAATGATTTTACTGCTGCAAATGGCGCAGGTACTATAGATGTAGGTGATAAAGTAGTAGGTTTAAAAGCTTTTAGAGATCAGTTATATATCTTTTGTGAAAATTCTATATTTAGACTGGCTGGTACATCTATTGCTGATTTTCAGCTAGGACCGATTTCTAGAAATATTGGTTGTATAAATAGATTTTCAATTCAAGAAATAGCTGGAGATATTATATTTCTAGCACCAGATGGTATCCGTACTGTTGCTGCTACTGAGAAAATTGGTGATGTAGAACTTGGAACTATATCTAAAGCTGTACAAAGCACTTTGACAGGAATTACAAGTGCAGATATATCTTCCTTGGTCATAAGAGAAAAGACTCAATACAGATTATTCTTTCCTAAATCTGCTGCAGAAGATCAAGTAGCTTCTGCCGGTTTAATTGGAGTTTTAAAAAGACAATCTGCTGCAGATTTAAATTGGGAATGGGCTGATATAAGAGGTATAAAACCTTATGTTTGTACTAGTGATTTTATAGGTGATACTGAATATATATTACATGGGGGCTACGACGATGGATTTGTGTATAGGCAAGAATCTGGAAATGATTTTAATGGAGGAAAGATACCTGCAACATACACCTCACCCGATTTAACTTTGGGCGATCCAGGGATTAGAAAACTTTTAAAAAGAATAAATATAAATTATGAAGCAGAAGGAACTATGACTTTTCAGCTTTCAGCAAGATTTGACTATGAAGATGTTGATATAATTCAACCAGCAGCAATATCCGTTAGCGAAGTTGGACTACCTTTGTATGGATCTAATGCCTATGGAAGTGGTTTTTATGGAGGATTTGGTACGCCTATTTTACGGCAACTAATGGTAGGTTCCGGCTTTGCAATAGCAATAAAAATAGCACAAGACACTGCTACAAATAACCCCTTTATAATAAGGGGATTTGAATTAGACGTAGTACCAGGAGGAAGAAGATAATGGGAGCTACTTATACTAGACAAAGTTCATCTACTATTGTAGATGGTGCTACTATCGAAGCAGCACATTTTAATGATGAATTTGATCAACTTGTAGCTGCACTTGCAGCATCTACAGGACATAGCCACGATGGTACTGCTGCTGAAGGCGGTAATGTAACCAAGCTTTTGGGTACAGCTATTACTATTGGTGATGGTAGTGCTGGTACAGATATTGCAGTTACTTTCGATGGTGAATCAAGTGATGGTGTTTTGACTTGGATGGAAGATGAAGATTACTTTAAATTTTCAGATGATATCTTAATTAATAGCACAGAAAAATTAATGTTCCAAGATACAGGAACTTATATTTATTCTAATGCTGATGGTGATTTAGATTTAGTTTCTGATGGTACAGGAATCGACTCTATTAATATAGAATCGGCTGGGGGTATCACTTTAGATGCAGGTTCTACAACTCATGGTATTACCTATGAAGATGATGGAACTCCAATGTTACAAATTACAAACAGTTCATCTGATGTAGTAATCAAGCCTTTAGTTGATGCAAAAGATATTATATTTCAACAGTACGATGGAACGGAAGTAGCAAGAATTGAAGATAATGCTACTTTTAATGTTTCTTCAGCGGGTAAATTTGCTTATGCAGGTACGGCGGTTACAACAACGGGGGCGGAATTAAATCTAATTGATGGAGGTACTGCTAGGGGTACAACCTCTGTAGCAAGTGGCGATGGTATTCTTATAAACGATGCCGGTACGATGCGAATGACTGATGTTGATACTGTATCAACTTATTTTGCAAGCCACAGTGTAGGCGGAAGTAGTATCGTTACAACTGGAGCACTTGATTCAGGTTCTATAACTTCTGGTTTCGGTGCTATTGACAACGGTACTTCAGGCATTCGTACAAATACATTTACAGCGGAAACATCTGTCGTTCCTAGTGCTTCTGACGGTGCAACATTAGGTTCAGCTTCATTAGAATGGAGTGATCTGTATCTCGCTGACAGTGCTGTTATTTACTTTGGTGATAACCAGGATGTAACAGTTACTCACGATCCTGATGACGGTTTAATTTTAAAGAGTATAGCTACGGGTGATGATAATCCATTTCTTTTAACTATACAGACAGGCGAAACAGATATCGCTGCAAATGATATACTAGGTTCTATTAATTTTCAAGCCCCTGATGAGGGAACAGGTGTAGATGCAATATTAGTAGCTGCAGGTATCGAGGCTGTATCAGAGGGTGACTTTAGTTCAAGTAATAACGCTACAAAATTAAGTTTTAAAACTGCAGCTAGCGAAGCTGCCGCTGAAAAAGCTTCTTTGAGTTCAACGGGTGTATTTACAGCTACTTCTTTTGCAGGTTCCGGTGCAGGATTAACTGCAGGAACAACTCCATTAACAACTCTTGATATTGATGGTGGAACTGATATTGGGGAAGCAATTGTAGATGCGGATTTATTCATTATTGATAATGGAGCAGGGGGAACTAATAGAAAAACAGCAGCTTCCAGACTTAAAACATATGTTGGATCAACAGACCTTACTAGCATAGGTTCAAATCTTGTACCTGATGGAGCCGGTACTAGGGACATAGGAACTACCAGTGCAGAGTGGAATGATTTATATCTTGCAGATACTAGTATTATTTATTTTGGTAGTTCGCAAGATATTACCCTAACGCATGTAGCAGATGTAGGACTTACACTAACGCATGTAGCAACTGCTGATAATAAGCCTATTGTATTTCAATTAAAATCTGAAGAAGATGTAATTATTGCAGATGAAGTTATTGCATCAATAGAATTTGCTGCTGGCGATTCAGATGGAACAGATGGTGCAACAGTTGCTGCTGGTATTCATGCAATAGCAGAAGGAACTTTTGCTACTGATGCAAATGCTACTAAGTTAGTATTTACTACAGGTGTATCTGAAACAGCAGCCGCTAGTGCTACTCCTAAATTGACACTAAGTTCTGCTGGTAATTTAACTGTTGCTGGTGACTTAACTGTCTCGGGTGATGATCTTACAATGGGAACTAATACCAGTGGTGCTGCTTTAATTGCTGACGGTACTAATTTTAATCCAGTTGTAATTTCCGGTGATATTTCAATTGCTACCAATGGTGTAGCTGCTATTGGTTCTGGAGTTATCGTGGCTGCAGATATTGCTTCTAGTGCAGTAACAACTGCAAAAATAAATGCTGATGCAGTAACAGGCGCTAAGATAGCTGATGATGCTATAGATTCAGAACATTATGTTGATGGTTCAATTGATACAGCGCATTTAGCTGATGATGCAGTTACTCTGGCTAAGATGGCTGGTGGAACTGACGGTAATATTATTAGTTTTGATGCGAGTGGCAATCCAGTTGCAGTAGCTACAGGTAATGACGGTCAAGTTTTAACTAGCTCTGGAGCCGGAGCCGTTTGTGCTTTTGAAGATGCTGCCGGTGGCCCTTCACAAGCAGATCAGGCGGCGATAGAGGGTGAAACAAACGAAGACACCTATATTCCACCAGATTTGCTCAAGCATCACCCTGGCGTAGCGAAGGTCTGGTTTAGCGCTGAATCTGTTGGCACATGGGCTATTAATACGAGTTACAATCTTACAAGCCTGACTGATAACGGATCAGGGGATGGCACTGCCACTTTTGCTACAGATTTTTCCGGCGCGTATTATGCTTACGCAGGTGGCGCAGGGCCGCAGCACAATGCAGATTCAATGGGCCATATGTTTACAGGCAACTATAACGCTAGCCCAGTGGCGGGCTCGTTCAGATTTTTTACTCAGAATCATGCTGGCAGTGCCTATGACGTTAAAGATTTATCAGGAATATTTTGGGGAGATCAATAAATGTCAAAATTAATTTTGTACACAAGACCTGACGGTGGAGTTAGCATAGTTGTTCCAACGCCAGAAACTTTGGCTAAATTTGAAACAGAAGATGATGCTATTGCTCATGTGCGTGGACGATCTGTTCCAGACGATGCAACAAAAATAAGAGTGATTGATAGGTCTGCAATTCCCGAAAAAAGAACATTTCGTAATGCATGGGTTGATGGTACTGACAAAGCTGTAACCGACAGGTCAAAAGCTAGTGCAATTCATATGAATAGAATAAGAGAAGTTAGAAATGCAGAACTTGCTAAAGAAGACATAAACTTTCAAAAAGCTATCGAAGCAGATGATGCCTCTGCAAAAACAGCAGTTGCAACAAAGAAACAAACTCTGAGAGATATTCCACAAAATTTTGATCTTAGTGGGGCTAGTACAGATGATGAACTTGATGCGCTTTGGCCTAGTGAATTGCCGGAGCGTGACTAATATTTAGATATGTTTTTTAAATGAATAAAACAGAATATAAAATTATTGATAATGCTATAGATGATGAAGCATTTCAGCAGATTAAAACAACAATGCTCGGCGATTCATTTGGATGGATTTATACTGATTATGTTTCTGACAAAGAAGAGAAACTAGATAATTTTTATTTTATACATTTGTTTTATAAAGATTATCAGCCTAACTCACATTTCTTTACACTCTTATGGCCGTTATTAAATGTACTTAAAGCTAAATCATTAGTAAGAATTAAAGGAAATTTATATATTAGAACAAAAGAACGGGAGATTCATCCTTTTCATACAGATTATAAAGAAGAACACAAAGGTGCGATTTTTTATCTTAATACAAACAATGGATTGACTATATTGGAAGATGGTACTGAAATTAAAAGCATTGGGAATAGATTGTTATTATTTGATTCCAGTAAATCTCATAAGAGCACATCTTGTACTGATGAGAAATATAGAACGAATATTAATATCAATTATTTTTAATGAATGAGTGTAACGAGTTAGAATATTTAAATAAAAAGGTTGTAAATAATGGCTATTAATTTTAAACCGGACAATAAGTATCAAGTAGGGGGTGAAGTAGATAAAAATCTACCACAACCACCTGCCCCAACGAACCCAGCAGTATCGACGCCCTATACTAGCCAGGGTGAGTTGCCCCCTCTCGGAGGAGGTTTTCGACCTGTACAACCACCTTCTCCAATTACTCCGGGCCAAGCCCCTGGAGAACCTGTAGATATTAGTACGCAGCAATTTCCAACGGAATTTTTAGGTAATGTTCTAGCCGGAACAGATTCTACACCTGCATTTGAATTTCCAGATAATACTTTAGGGCAAGAGCAAGAAGATATTGTACAAGGTTTAGCAGGAGTTGATTTTACAGGTAGGGAACAACCTGTATTTAATCCTGTCACTAATAGATATACCTGGGAAGGTAATTCTTTTACACCTAATGAACTAAGAGAGAATTTTGGATTTCCTGCGGTTAGTGATTCTTCAGAACCTGTAGATACAGCATATGGTTCATTTGCTACACAAGATGCTTTTGACTTCTTTCAAAAATATCTAGGTGAACAATTTCCACTGGGTGTTGAACAGCAGCCTACAAGAGCGCTTTCTATAGAAGAAAGAAATCAAAGGGTTCTAGATATAATGTCTGGACAAGGCACAAGTCCAGAACATCCTCCAGGTACAAAAGTAGAATTATCACCTATAGAATTACAGCAAGAAGAACTTTTAGCTGAACAGCAGCTAGGACAGATAGCTCCTATTACATCTGATGTTGCTGGTGCTGTTCCACAGATAGGTGTACAAGGAGAATTTGAAGCTGCTCAAACACAAGCAGCTAGAACAGAAGAAATAGAAAGAGCAAGAGCAGCAAGACTTGCAAGAGCAGATATCTCTCCAGAAGTTTTTGTACAAGAAGCAGATGTAATAGGAACTGTAAGTGAACAATCTTTAGCACAAGCACAAGCAGATAATCTAGATCCAAAGGCTACAGTACAAGGGCAGTTAGAAAGTTTATATGTTTCTATTAAAGATGGACAACCTTTACCCCCTTGGGCTTCTGGTCCGGTACGAGTAGCTTCACAAATCATGCAGCAGAGGGGCTTAGGGGCTAGCTCGATTGCAGGGGCTGCTCTTGTACAAGCCGTACAGGAAGGTGCTATTCCTATCGCTGCTGCAGATGCACAGGCGTATGCTACTATTCAATTGCAGAATTTAAATAATTCACAACAAGCAGCTTTGCAGAATGCTTTAACTTTCGCACAGATGGATCAAAGAAATCAAGATGCTAGAATGAGATCTGCTATTCAAAATTCTCAAAACTTTTTATCTATCGATGTTCAAAATTTAAATAACGATCAGCAAAAAGAAGTTCTAGATTTTAATACTAGAGCACAGGAAATGTTTTCAAATCAAGCTGCTGAAAATGCTGCTAATCAATTTAATGCACAAAGCAAAAATCAAATAGACCAATTTTTTTCTAACCTTGGTACGCAAGTATCACAAAGAAATTCAGAATTGCAAGTAGCACAGGAACAATTTAATGTAGATCAAGTCAATACTGTCAAGCAATTCAACCAAAGTTTAATCGATAGTAGAGATAAATTTAATGGTAACTTAACAGCACAGATCAACCAGTCAAATGCTGTGTGGAGAAGGACTATAAATACGGCAAATAATGCTACGCAAAATGAAGCTAATAGAATAAATGCACAGAATTTACTAGGTTTAACAAATACTGCCCAAAATAATCTATGGCAAGCTTATCGGGATGAAGCACAGTGGCTTATTCAAACTACTGAAAATGCCCTGCAAAGAGCGCATCAGGCAGCTATTCTTGCACAACAGCAGGATTTTCAAGATGAACTATATCGACAATCTGTAAAAGATAATGCATTTTCTGCGATAGGTTCTTTGGCTGGTAATATTATTGGCTCCTGGTTGAGTCGTCCAGATGCGGCTAAAGCGACTACATGAAATATAGATTAGTTGAAGTACTGATTAAAAATTAAAATTAGGAGTTAAAGTATGTGGGGAACAATAGCATCAATAGCAGGACCACTTATAGGTAAAGCACTTTCAGGAGGCGACAAGGGTGGTGGTGGTGCTGAAGGTGGTGCTGGTGCTGCGGCTTTAGCAGCAATCCAAAAATTTGGTCAAGCTGAAGAAGTGTCAAGACGCAAACTAATTGAACCATCCGAGGCAACATCTGAAGAACAAAGAAACGCCTATTTAGCTAGAATGCTTGCAGCTATTGAAAGTAATAAACCAAAAGAAGGTACTGCTATGGGCCAAGTAGCAGAGGCTCTTTTTACAGATATGATGAATACTCAAGGAGGACGTATTCCACCGGGTACGATAACACCCGGAGAAGCTAAAGTACCAGAAGTACAGGCTGTTAAATTAGCAGAACTTGAAGAAAAAGAAGAAGAACCATTTGTTCGTGAACCTTCTTTATTTGGTTAATATATTTACATAAAAGTAGAGGATAAAAATGCCAGAGACAATAGATAGTATACGCAGAAGTCAAGAGGGACTTCCAAACCCTCTAAGTAGAGAAATACCCGGACAGTCTTTAACCAGAGAACCAGGGGAATATGCTTTTGAACAACCTGCCAGGGTGGATAATCCTATAGAAGCAGTAGATACTATTTTTGAAAAAGTAAAAGAACCTAATAATCTAACTTCTTTACTAAATTTACTAGATGCAGGAGTATCTATTGAATCTATAGTTAGAACGATAACTTTTACAGCATTTACAGATGGTATGATAACTGTAGATACTGCAGAACTTATAAATCCTATTTTAATATTAGAAATTTTAGCTTTAGCTAGAAGGGGAGGTGTAGGAGATCCTAGAATTTTAAACTCTTATCCTAAAGAATCAGTAACTACTGATAAATCCTTAGAAATAATGAAACAACTAAAACCTAAAAAATATAAAACTATTTTAGAAGAAGCACAAGCTTTAAAAGCAGATAAAAGATCTAGTAGAGAAGATACACTTTCAGCAATGGCAGGAAGTTTCATGTCAGATGTAAGCAGTCCTAAGATAGCCGCACCTCCTATGCTAGAAGCACAGCCGGGGTTTTTATCTGAACAGCCCCCACTAGAGCAAGGTCCTTTTCTAGAAGAATCCCCTGTACTAGAAGAGGCTGCTCTACCAGAAGAAACTATTTTACCTGAAGAAGAGGAGATAGTCTAATGACAGGATTTCTCAGTGCCTTGGGAGGGTTTGCAAAAGGTCTTGACCAATCTTTACAAAGAAACGAAGCGTATGCACAGCAAGCAGCAGCGGAAGAAAAAAAGAGACAGAATGCTTTTGTCGATAATATAGCTTTGATGAGGGAACAATCTAGGCTTGATAGTATAACTAAAAAACCAGAAGGAACTATTACAACAATTGGAAATTATCCTTTTAATATATTTGACTCTGCATTTGGAGATGATCATGGCAAATCAATAGATATATTAGGTCAATTTGATACTAATTTAACTTCATTAAGAAATAGTGATCCTGCAAGATTTAATCAAATTACAAATAGTCCACAATTTCTGCAGGAAATAAGAAGGTATGGAGATCAAGCTTTTAAACCTCAAACTACAAAAGGAGAAAATAATAAAGTTATTCAATATAGAACTTTTGGTGGAGCAAATTATTCTCCCTGGTTTCAAGAAATGCTTGAAGGTTTAGATTTTAATGTTTTTAGTGGTGATCCTGTGCAAATTGTTGACGGTCAACATCATATAGTTATTAATGGACTTACAACAGATCCTAGTAACCGTAATACATTATATGCAGATACTGAAGAATTAGTTGATGGGTTGTATGGACCCGGTAAATGGCAAAAATGGGCTACACGATGGAGAGCAGATTATAAACAAGGTTTAGAACGATATAATGATTTAACAGATGAAGAAAAAGCATCAGAGAAATTTGAATTTCCTATTGCTGAAATAAAATTGCCTTTAAGTACATTTGAATCACTTGCTGATCCTACTCTTGTTAAAGATGGAACTGTATTTACTAAAAGATTTAGAAGGCTACCCGCTGTTTTAAAACAGAATTTAAAGAAAAAACCTGCTATTTTAAAATTTTTTACAGCTGGAACTCTGGATTCTGAATTGTTTGAACTATATTTACGATCAGATCCTGATACATCCTTACAACACCAAATTGCAGATAAAATATATACAATTGCAGATCAAAATCCAGATTCTTTAGTTCCGCAAACAGCACTTGGAAATAGAGATTTAAATTGGTATAAAGATAGAGTAGATACTCTGTCAGAAGCTATGTCTGTAGCTTTAAGTATATCAACTGTTCACTATGAAGATGGATGGAAAGTAGAAACTGTTGGAGAGACATCAGCTTTAACAGATATAGAAATAAAAACTTACCAAGAAATAAGTTTAAATCAAGAAGCATTGTTTGATTCAGTTGATGATATACAGAAAAGTTTAGTTGGTATATCTACAGCACCTATTGGACCACCAGCGACAATTGCAAATTTCCTTGTAGGTGCTTTTGGAGGTGGTCGGCCTGAAGATCCAATGCGAGGGAGAATTGAGGGCTGGCTTACGCAAATAAGCGGTGCAGTAGGAACTATAGGATCTACTAATACGGCAAATGAAAAGGATGATGACAAATTTCATATGGGAAATGTGGTTCTTGGGGAGCTAGAGAATACCCTTGGAATAGCACAAAATACATGGAATGAAGAATATACACTTAAAGACGGCGAAACTACAGAAACAACTTCACAAGCAGTTTTAGCATATGAAACAGCAATAGAACAATCAGGAAATAATCAAACTACAATTAAAGAATATTGGATGAATTTAGATGAAGCAAGCCAAGAGCATATTAAAAGATTTTATTTAGACGCTCAAAAAACAAAACTAACATATCAATTAGCAGTTGCTTGGCAAGGAGGAGCAGGTGGTAGAATGGTTTCAGACCAAGATTTTAGAATCATTCATAATGCTATCTGGAATCTTCCTAATGGTAAAGCACAAGCTGTTGCTTTAGAATTTATTAAAATGGCTATGGTTCGACCTTGGCTTAGACAGAGAATTTTAATAAATCAGAATAAGCCAGGAAGAAATCCGCGAGCAGTTCAAAGAATCATGGAACCTGCTCTACAAGCTATGTATAATAAAGCTTATAGAGATTATAGTTTATATGATCCTGATTTTGTAAGAGCAAATCAAGCATATATGAATCAGCTAGCATCAAATAGTGTTGAAAAAACATATACAGAAGAAGAAGCAAGACGAGTCCTTGATCCAGCAATAGCAGATGCCGCTCAACGTCGTGGCGATCCGGAGATATTAAGGGGAGTGCAATAAATTATGGCTTTTGATCCTACTTTAACTCTAACACCTCCTGATAAAGAAAATGAAAAACAAACAAATGATTTATCTTTAGTAAGTGCTGATAGTTTATCTGTAAAAAGTCCTGATCGGGATGTAGATCAGCAGGTTGCTGCTATAACTCCCACAACTACTGGACAAATTGAAACAGATACTACCGATCAACCACCAGCACAGTTTGCAGCACAAGAGCGCCAACAAGAACAAGAAGAAGAAGATAAGTTTGATCCGGCAACTGCTAGATTTGCACCTTATACTGCATCTGATGAAGAGATAGATGATTATATAATGTCTTATGCTCAAGCTATTTATAAACTGGGTGGACAGTATCTGGCAGATGAAGCGAATTATCTAATTAATACACCCCTTATAGATCATTATGTCAGAGATAGGGATGGTAATCTTATTACTGAATCCGCAGTAAAAAATCAAAAAAATCCATACTATGGCAAGCCACAAGCACTGAATAATGCCTATCGTAGATCTTACATGCAAAAAAGAGGGGGAGATTTTCCACTCCGACCAGGATCTGATAAAACAGTAGAAGCTGGACAGTATATTGCAACAAAACCTTATGATTCATCTTCTTGGGGAGAAGTTTATTGGAATCCTGATAAAAAAAGATTTCAATATCATAGAACTTATCTAGAACAAACTGGAAAAGATGTAGCAGATATAGGAAAAGCTATAGGAACAGCTTTGGTAGAATTTCCTATGACAGTGTATGGTTTAGCCTATTTAGCTCATATGGGATTATCTCATGGCGCACATCACGGTATGTCTGGAGGAGAGTGGATATCAGGACTGATTGCAGGTGCTACAGGAGGAGGTGAACAAGCAGGTAGAGATCTTTTTAAAAGGACCATAGGTGATAAAGACGTAACACTGGAGCAATTGCTAGAGGAAGGCGCTAGTGAATACGAAGATGTCCGCGAAGCATATGAAGAATTTGTAGAACCAGCTAGAGCTATTGTTGGAAAGTTTGGACCTAGCGAAGATAAAGATATGATAGATAGATTTCTTGAAGAAGTATTTGTCATGGGACCACTTGCTCTTACTGGTGCAGGTGTAGTAGTAGGAATGGGTAAAAAAGCCGGAATGAAAATGGCTCGTAATTATGGTAAACTTGCTTTGCTTAAAGAACGAACTGGAATGCCATCTGTTGCAGCAATGCAACACGCACAAAAAAGAATTTTACATGACCTTGCTGCTATAACAGTACCTGCTGGAAGACATGGTGATGCAGGAAGATTAGCCGATGCATCAATTCAAAGAGTTATAAAAATGAGTCCTGCAGAAAGAAGAAAAGAATTTAGAAAGCATGGTATTCCTGAGAGAGATATTGAATTGTATGAAGCAGCACAAGAAGCTATAAGCTTAGAAATTTTAACAGGTTCTAAACAAGCAAAAAGAATATGGAAGAATTGGACAAAAGAGGGAACTCCGCACGGGTGGCCTAAGCCAAGACCTTTAAAAGCAGAAGATATAACCGGACAAAGAATGGCAGCTAAATTCTTTATGTCAGAAATAATGATGGCTGCAGGATTTTCTGGTGCAGAAGAATTATATCCAGATGATTTATTTCTTCAAATGGGTGCGGGTGCAATGGGAGCTTTTTGGGGTGGATTCGGACCTACTTGGCTTGTTAGTCAAGGACTAGTCGGAGCAGTAAGAAAAAAAGCAAGGGTTGCAGAAGGTAATTGGAGAACTTGGATGTATATGATGTCCAAAGGATTTGCTTCAAGTCCAATTCGCCCAGGCAGTCGAGAATTTTGGGAAGGAATAGCAGCAGAACAAGCTATACGTTATTTTGGAGATTGGGAAAAATTTAAATATAAGTCAACAGAAGATAAAATAACTGAAGCTAATACGCTGGTTGCAAATTCAAAAGAATTTGATAGCATGACACAACAAGCACTAAGAGGAGTAGAATGGGCTAAAGGAACACCTAAAGAAACACTTGCAGAAATGGAAAGAGTATTTAGAGGAAGAATGGAAGCTATGGCAAGATTAGATGAAGTTCTATCACTTAGAGGACAAGGAAACCTCAATAGAATTATGCAAGATATGATAGATATTCCTGCTTTAGACTATTTAGAAAAAATGCTTCTTGGTAATGTAAATACTAGTATGAAATTTGGTGTGTCTTCTATTCCAATGCTTTCTGAACTTAGTTATATAGTACAGTTAAGGAACGATAATATAGAACGTGTTCAATCTTTAATAAGAGAAATGGGCGCTCTTCCAGCAGAAAAAAAGAAATCCATTAACAAAGATTTCTTTAAAATAATTAGAGATTATCGTGATAGTATGATGCATGAGTTGAATGTATCAAAAGTTAGATATGAAACTGTACTAGACAAACATCCTGTAACTACTATGAAGCAACTACAAAACACTGATAAACTACGAGTAAGTGCTTTACGAGCAGATTTAGATGCGAGACTTGGTGTATCTTCTATGGCAGATAACCCACAAGTTAAGCATACATATTGGATAGATCAAAACAGAAGACTTGATGATATTTTTACATATAATATGGAAAAAATAAATGAAGCTTACGATGCAGTTGATTTTGATTATGTTTTACAAGGTACTGATGAAATTGCAAGTACACTAGAAAACATAGTTGCAATTTCTAGAGATCTTCCTGAGTACACAAGAACATTTGTAGGTGGTCAACCGCGACCAATCAGCGTTGAAAATTTATTACATTCAGCAAGACAAAGATTTCTTTTTGATGATATGGCAAAATTAAATTTCCGAGAAAGACTTCAATATGTACGGAATTTACATGGAGAAATTTCTACAAGAATTCCAGTACAGGATGAAATTGCAGAAGCTTTTTGGAGAGATCCTAATAATGAAATTTTATCTTCTACAGCTACTATACATTTTAATAATACCATTGAAAATCTTTTAGAAGAAGGAGATATTGCAGCAGCTAATAACAAAGTACAACAAAGAGTAATTGCATTGTCTAAAATTTCTGCTTCTACAGGAGCGCCTTACATGGGTGCTAGATTTTCTATAAAAGAATTTAGCAGAATGAGAACTCATATAACAGGCAAATTAGTTACTTCTAAAGGAGTAACAAAAGATGAATATAGAAAAGTTTTAAAGGAACTAGATACGTTGGTTGGCAGAGGAGAACAGCTATTAAAATCGTCAGTTGGTAAAGATCCAAGCGATGCTGACCAACTAGTGCTAAAGAACTACTATTTTGCCAAAGACTTATACAGAGATTATATGAATTTGTGGGATGTAGGTATAGCAAGAAAATTACTAGGTAAAGATGAACAAGGGCAAAGAAATTTTGGTGTTATTCATTTAGATGACTATGGAAATGTAGTATCTAGAAAAAATGCTACACATGAGGTAGTTTCCGAGAAAAATTTTATGCATAATTTCTTACTTCCTCTGTGGAGTAATAAACCTGATGAAATGGCCCAGGCTGCAAAATCATTTAGAAATATGTTTAAAAATGAAGATGGAAGGATAGATCCTCTAGATGTTAATTTACTTTTAAATGCTTTTGCATATGAAGTTTATAGAAAAAGATTAGGTAAAGCTAAACCAGATTCAGTTAAAGAACAACAAGCATACGAAAACTTTAGAGAACATTTTGATGATATTTTAGATGAAGCACAGGGTACTCTTGACGATACAAATCTAGGCAATCCTGTTGTAGTAAGTAGAGTAAGCCTATTCAGAGCAGCAGAAGATTCGTATAGAAAATTAGGAAAAAATGATATAGTCGATACTGATGTAGAAAATACAAGGCTTCAGTTAATTAGAGATGAAAATGCCGCCATGAACCTTACTAAAAAGGTTGTAGACTTATTTTTAGATGCAAGAAAAACTGCAGTAGAAGGTAGTATTTTTCATCGACTTGCACAAGTACAAGCTAAAACTCGTAAAGATATTGTAACAGAAATCTTTGGAGGAGAGCGAGGCGGTGCAATAGAAACTCAATATATGGGAACAGCCGGTGTTCTGCCAGTACCTATAAAAGGAATAGAGGAGTTTACCGGTCAACTGCCTCCTGGTGCTTTCGGTATTGATCTTATGGAAGCTCAAGGACGGTTAGGTACTTCAACACCAGCAAAAGATTTTAAACAAATTCTTGATGCTTTTCGGGGTACTGAAGATTTTGAAACAGTAAAAGAATTTTTAACTTCTATTCTTGTAGATGATTTAATAGAAACTGTCTGGCAAGGTTCTAATCAAAAACTTGATTTCAATGCTAGTGGTATTGTAAGAGTATCAGGAAGAAAAGACTATGCAGACCTCCTAAAACCTGCCCGTGCAAAAGTATATGAGTTTGAAAAATATATAAAAGATCCTGATAATAGAGAATTATTTACAATATTGTTAGGGGAAGGGAATGTACAAATTTTAGATGATATTTTTGTAACTACAGTTGCAACTGAAGCAGAACGTCTTGGAACACCAATGACGGGATTGTTGCAAAGTTATACAGCTAGTGGTTTACAATCAGTGTTTTGGGCAGTAGCTAGAAAAGTTATAAGTATAAGATTCGCAGCAGGTATGTTAGGAGTACAGGCGTATAGAATAGGAACTACAAAGTTTTTTATGGAGCTTATGAAAAATCCAAAAGGTGCTCTTATATTAAACAGATCTCTTAAACAGAAAACACCTTTAACCAGGGATCAGCTATCTGCATTTAAAGAAGTTATGACTACTATGTTTGGACCTCATGTATCTTCTAGAATATCTGAAGATTGGGCTGAAGACCAAAGAAAGAAATTTCAAGGAAACCCACAAAGAATAGAAACAGCAGTAGAACAAGCACGAGCAAGTAGAAAAGATGTAGCTGGTTTAGATAAACTTAGAGCGTTTCAAGGTCTACAAGATAAACAAGATCCAATATGGGGAATGGTAGATACTTCTAAATTTATAGAATATGAAGAACTTAGTAATAGACCAACTGTAGAAGAACAGATGTCTAGGTTAGGTTCTTACGATAGATTTCCACGCACAAGTTAATAAAATGGACAAACCAAACGAACTAGCAGTAGCTATAGCCGCTCTAGAGACAAAAGTAAACTCAATGTCAGATAGACTAGACAACGTAGAAAAACATCAATTAAAACTTATAGAACTAGCCTCTTTTGGAAAAGGTAGTCTAAAGACACTTACAATGCTAGGCATCGCTCTAGGAGGAATAGCCGGTATTGCAATTGCTATTAAAACTTGGATAGCCTAAAATT